CCGAGCGCCAGTCCGCGCCGCCACGACGCGTGCGCCTGGTGGGCGCACCTCGAGGAATCCCCGCACCGGTCGCCGTGACCGGCGCGGACCCCGACGCGACCGGCGAAGCGATCGCCGTCGCCGACTATCTAGAAGCGAGGGAACGTGAACGGCTCGAAAGTGAACGGCTCGAAGCCGAGCGGGTGGCCGCCGAAGCTGCCGCGCTCGAGGCGACGCGCGTGGCGCAAGCTCGCGCAGCTGCAGCACCGCAACCGGCTCGCGTCGGAACTCGCGCGCCGACCGGGTGTGACGGTCACGTGATCCCCGGCGACATTCTGCGCGCCGAGTCCGGGTGCGACTACGGCGCGGTGAACCCGACCGGGTGCACCGATGGCGCGACGTCCGGGTGCGTGGGCCTGTACCAATTCGACGCCGACCATTTCGGGCCGGGTGGTGCGTGCTCGGGGCTCGATTGGCACTCGCCGGCCGACCAGGACACGTGCGCCTCGAGGCTTTCCAACGGCGGCACGAACCTCGCACCGTGGGGGCGATAGTGGACGCCGACTCGGTGATGTACGAGGTAGACCGCCTCACCGCCGAGGTGCGCCGCCTCGCCGCACGTGTCGCCGAGCTCGAGGCGCACACCGAGGCGACCCGGTACGAGCGTGACGCGCTCGAGCACCGTATCGCCGAGCTCGAGCGCACCGCCGAGGCGGCCGCCGCGGTCGCGCGCAAGGTCGCCGGCGACCCGTTTATCCCGAGGGTGGTGGAACCGTGAGCGTGCGCGTGATTAGCGCGGTGTTCGAGCACTCTGAGGCGACCGGCACGGCTCGGCTCGTGCTGCTCGCGATCGCCGACGCATCCGACCATCACGGCGCCGGCTGTTGGCGCGGGAAAGAGACAATCGCGCGCATGGCGCGCACGAGCCGCGCCACGGTCACCCGCTCGATTACCGAGCTCGAGGCGCTCGGCGAGCTCGTGGTCGATCGCCGGGCCGGGCGCACTTCCACGTATCAGATTCTCTTACCGGGAATTGCCACGGACGGTGGCTATCCACAACCGCCGGCGAACCCGGCTCAAAATGAGCCGACCAACCCGGCTCAAAATGAGCCGACCCCGCCCGAGGTGGGCTCAAATCGAGCCTACGGGCGGCCCACCGGTGCGCCGACACCCGGCTCACCGGTGAGCCGCGATCCGTGTACTTATCCGTCCATTGATCCGCGCGCCGAAACCGCCGATCCGGCACCGCCTCACACTCAGCCTGTGGATAACCACCAGGGGCCGACCGACGCCGGCCGGGCGTTGATCGCCGACGCTCGAGCTCGAGCTCGAGAGGCGGACGCACTCTCACCGTTGCGGCGCTCACGCGGCGGCGACCCTAAGTGAGCGCGACCGCGCGCCCGGTGGTGGGCATACTGAGGCGTATGGGCGCCCGATACGGCACGCTCCGCTCGAGGACGGCATTGTGCGACCAGTGCCGGAACCCGGCCACGCACCGGATCACGACGACTCGCGCCGGCACCGCGGCGGACCCCTACGGCATCACCGTGACCGAGCTCACGTGTGATCTACACACCCTCGCCCGGTATCGGGCGCTGACCCGCGCGCGTCGGCGTGCCCATATCGAGCCGATCGGGCACCGCGACGCCGAGCTCGAGCTCGAGCTCGGCGAACAATGCGCACTGTTCGAGGCGACCGGGTGAGCCGACACCACCGAGCGGCACGGTGGGGCGGACCCCGACCCGCGGATAAGCGTGCACTGGTCGCGCGCTCGGGTGGTGCGTGCGAGCAATGCGGTTGCTGGATCGGCGAGGGTGGCGACGTCGATCACGTGCACCCGCTCGCCGAGGGTGGACCGGCCCGGCCCGGCCTCGAGGGTTACCGGTACTTGTGCCGACGCTGTAACCGTGGGCGGCCACCTCGAGCACGTGCGGTCCCGCGCCGCGCGTGGTGATCGTGAAAGGCTGACGCGATGCCGGGCCGCGCCAACCTCGCGATGTACCAAGGTGACGACTACTCACAACGCGTGTCGTTCGTGGAACCCGATGGCACGCCGATCCCGATGCCGGGCATCACGTTCACCGCGCAAGTGCGCGCCGACTACGCGGACGCTGCGCCGCTCGTGCTCGCCGACCTCGAGTGCACGTTTGACGATGAGCTCGGCGAGCTCGTGCTGTCGCTCGATCACGCGCTCACCGAGACACTCCCGACCGAGGACGTACTGCGGTGGGATCTACAAGCCACCGACACCGCCGGCGAGGTGACGACGTACCTCGCCGGCACCGTCAAAGTGAGCGCGGAGGTAACCCGGTGACCACCGGCATTGTCGTAGTGATGACCGAACCCGCACCCCTCGAGGTGATCGGCGGACCCTCGGGTGCGCCTGGTCCGCCCGGCCCCGCCGGCCCGGCCGGGCCGCCTGGTCCGACCGGGCCGCAAGGGCCGACCGGGAACACCGGCGCCACCGGGAACACCGGCGCGCAAGGGCCGACCGGATCGACCGGCCCGCAAGGGCCGACCGGTGCGACCGGTCCCGCCGGCGCCGATGGGAACACCGCCGCGCAGCTGTTGAACGCGCAGGTCGGTACCGCGTACACCCTCGCCGCCACCGATATCGGCCGGCTCATCACATGCGCAAACGCAGCCGCGATCACCGTGACCGTGCCACAAGATTCCGCCGCCGCGTTTCCGGTCGGCACGTGGTGCGAGGTGTACCAACTCGGCGCCGGCCAAGTCACCATCGCCGCCGGCGCCGGCGCGACGTTGCGCGCGACACCGACCGCGAAAGCGCGCGCGCAGTACTCGCGCTTGTTCGTGCAGAAGATCGCCGCCAATACGTGGGCGCTCAGTGGCGATATCGCCGCGACGTGACCCCGATTGCCGGCGCCCGCTACGCGGCCGAACAGATACCCGCCGCGCCGCTCACACCCGCCGACCTTCCCGACGTGATCGGGTGGTACCGCGCCGACAACCCGCCGAGCGTCATCGCGAGCGCCGGGAAGGTGAGCCAACTCTCGGACCTCTCGGTCGCCGCGAATCACCTCGTGCAACCCTCGAGCTCGGTGCAATACACCACCGGCGTCGCGACGCAAAACGGCCGGAACGTGCTCACCGTGCCCACCGGTGTGCCATGGATGGAACGCACACTCACCACCCCGTTCCCGAACACCACCGCAACGGTGATCTACGTGGGCGTCTGGCAACCCTCGGGTGCGTGGTGTCGCGGCATGTCGCTGTGGGGCTCGGGTGATTGGCTCGAGTGGCTCGTGGTGTCGGGTGGTCCCGATTTCCGTTGGCGCCAAGCCGGCGCCAACTACAGCGACGTGCTCAACCCGCAGACGTGGGGCTATCACGTGTTCCGCCGCAACGGCGCCGCGCTCGACGTGTGGAAGGACGCCACGAAGCTGCCCGGCGGTGGTGGCGCCGGCACCGCCAACGTGACGACACTCACCCTCGGCACCGACGACGCCAAAGCCTCGGGTGGCAACGTTGCCGGCACGCAGATCGGTGAGCTCATCGTTTCGACCGCCGCGATATCGGACGCGCAAATCGCCGCGCTGCGCACCGATTACGTGCGACCGAGGTGGGCGACACCATGACCACGCGAGGCGAAGCACCCGCCGCGCTGGTCACCGTGGCGTTTGCGAACGCCGGTGACTTTGGTGCGTGGCATGACGCCAAGTGCGCCGAGCTCGGCATCCCGTATCCGGGCTACGACCACGAGGGCGCGCCCGCACTGGACGCGGCGTGGACCACGAGCGCCGCGATTCCGTGGTCGGTCGACGGGTACGTGTGCGTCACCCTGCCACCCGAGGTGATCGCTGCCGATGCCACGCTCAAGTCGCTCGAGGTGATGACGGTCAAGCTCGGCGAGGATGGCACCCCGCTCGGTGAGGTGACCGTGCCCGCGCCCGGTGTGCCCTACGAACAACCGATACCACCCGAGTGGACTGACGACGTATGGGGCACGTGGACGGTGACACGGTGAGCGCCACCACCTCGAGCTCGAGCGGGTACGTGTGCCATACGTGTGGCACCCCCCACCCCCACCTCGCCCCGGCGCAGCGGTGCGCCGACAGTCACGGCGGTGGGCGTATCGAGTGCGTGTTCACGCTCGCCCCCACCCCCGGCCCGGTGCACCGGCCCACCCCCACCCCGGCACCCGGCCGGCGTGCTCGAGCTCGAGCTCGAGGCAAATGAATCGCGGCGGCGCGCGCGTGTTCGTGCTCGTGGATGGACGCGACGCGCGCGCGTCGTCGCGCGGCGCAGTTTTAAGCACCCCAAACGTGACCCCGCCGCCCAGTCACCAAAACACCCCGCCGCACCCGGAAACCCACCGGACCCCACCAGAACCCGGCGAAAGGTACAAATGGGGAGGAAGAGCTGCCGATGACGAAAGACCAGGCTTGGGTGCTGCTCATTGAGCTCGGCGTGCTCGCGTTCGCGGCGCTCGTGCGAATCGTGCGCGGCGGTGCGTGAGCTCGAGCTCGAGCTCGAGCTCGCCGCCGAGGTGATCGCCGACCTACTCGCCGAGGTGATGCGCCTGCGCGCCGAGCTCGAGCTCGCGCGCGCCGGCCGACCGGCCCGGATCGCCGCGCGCGTGTCCGGAATTCCGGACGCGCGGTGACTGATCCCGAGCTATTCCCGCGTGACGGTCGCCACGGTCCGCACCGGGCGCGCCTCGAGGCGGATTTACGGCGAGCTCGAGCGGCCGGGCGCCTGCGCGGCGCCGAGGGCGCCGCGCTGATCGCGTCGCTCCGCGTGCACGCCGGCGAGCTCGACGGGTACGCGGCGGCGCACAAACCGGCGCCGGCACTCTCACGCCAGGAGTACCGGCGTGCGCTCGGTGCGCTCGGCCTCGAGCCGACCCCGCCGCCGGCGAGTGCTACACCGGCGCTCGATCCATGGGAACAATTGCTCGCCGAGGTGACCGCGGCCGATGCTCACCCCGACTCATTGGACCGATAAACCGGCCGGCGCCCGCACCCGCGGACCTGCCGCGACGAAGCTCGTGCGCGCGCTCACCGGCACCGAGCTCATGGAATGGCAACGCGCCGCGCTCGACGTCGCGTTTGCGTATGACCCGAGCTCGGGCCTGTGGTGTTTCCCGACCGTGGTGGTATCGGTGCCACGCCAGAACGGCAAAACCATCGGCGTGATGAAGCCGGCGGTGCTCGATCGGCTCATGTTCACCGAGGGTGAACGCACCCTCGGCACCTCACACAAGCTCGCCGGCGCCCGCGACGTGCTCTTTAACCCGCTCGCCGCCGACCTCTCGCCGTACGCGGGGACCGGGCGCACCGTGGGGCCGGGCGCCCGCCTCGGATCGCTCACAATCAAGTATTCGATGGGCTCCGAGACAATCCGCGTGAACCGCCGCCCGGCGTCACGCACCTCAGAATTTCGGCTCATCGCACCGACCCCCAAAGCCGCGCACGGCTACTCGGCTGCCACGGTGCTCATCGACGAAGCATGGGCGTTCGAGACTGACGAGCTCGAGCAAGCCATCACGCCAACCCAAACCGCGCAACGGAACCCGCAACTAATCGTGGTGAGCACGGCCGGGCATGAAGGCTCGCGATTCTTGCGCCGCCTCGTGGAGCTCGGCCGCGCCGACGCGCCCGGCGTCGCGTACCTCGAGTGGTCGGCGCCGGCCGACGCCGACCCGCACGATCCCGCGACGTGGGCCGCCGCGAATCCCGCGTACGGCGTGACGATCACCGAGCGTGTCATGCGCTCGATTCACGACCGGATGGTGGCGGGTGGTGAGCTCGCCGGATTCGAGCGTGCGCACCTCAACCGGTGGACCGGCTCCGTGGCGCCGACGATCCCCGCGCACGCGTGGCTCGCCTGCCGCGCCGCGGCACCGTCGTATGTGGACCGGGAAACACCGATCGCGTTTGGTGCCGACGTCGCGCTCGACCGCTCCGCCGCCGCGGTCGGCGCCGCGATCGCACGGCCGGACGGCCGTGTCGCCGTGGAGCTCGTGAAAACCGGCGACGGCACCGAATGGCTCGCCGGTGAGCTCGCCGGCCTGGTCGCGCGCCACCCCGGCCGGCGCCTCGTGGTCGATCGGATCGGCCCGATGGCGCCGATCGTGGCGATGCTCGAGCGTGACCGGGTACCGCACACCCTGGTCCGAACCGCGGATTACACCGCCGCGTCGGCCGGGTTTCTTGACGCGGTGACCGCCGGCCAACTCACACACCCGGCCGACCCCGACCTTGACGCCGCGGTGGCCGCCGCGTCGCAACGTGCGATCGGTGAGGCGTGGGCGTGGGGCCGGCGTGCGAGCTCGGCGAACATCGCACCGCTCGTGGCGGTCACCCTCGCCCGGTGGGGGCTCATCTCACCGCCACCGTTCGAGACTCCCCGCGTGCTCTATTGAGGCTCCACCAGATCGCTCAGAATGCGCTCTAAGCGATTCGGCGGCGATCCGGCACCGCCGGGACCGGGCGTGCTTAGATTCACACCCGTGGGATTGTTGCGGTGGTTGACGGCCGGACCCGAATTCGCCGCGCCGCCCGCGACACCTCGAGCACCGGTGTCCGAGCTCCCGGCCGACCTGCCCGCGGTGATCGCGCGCACGTTTGGTTGGCTCTACGCGGGCGACTCCACCCCGGTAACGCGCGCCGAGGTGCTCGCCGTGCCCGCCGCCGCTGCCGCGGTTATGAAAATCGGCGGCACCCTCGCCGGGATGCCGTTGCGCGAGCACCTCGCCGATAACACCGTGACCGCGCCGCGGACCCTGTTCTCCCAACCCGAACCGCACCGCCCGTACGCGACGACGATGTTTTCGACCGCGGCCGACGTCGCGATGTTCGGCCTCGGCGTGTGGCGGGTGCTCGCCCGCACCGCGGACGGGTGGCCGACCTCGGTGGCACAAGTGCCCCGCGAGCGGGTGAGTGTCGCCACCGGCGCCCCGTTCGCCGGCTATCCGACCCCGACCACCCTCGCGCTGGATGGCGTACCGGTGCCCTGGTCCGACGTGATCGCGTTTGAAGGTCCGATCGACGGCGGTTGGTGCAAGTACGGGGCGCGGGTACTGCGCACCGCCGCCGCGATCGAAGCCGCGGCGCGCGCCTACGCGGACGAACCCGCACCGACCGGCATCTTGCGCAACGTGACCGGCGTGGAGCTCACCGATGGCCAAGTGACCGCGGTGCTCGACGCGTGGCGCAACGCGCGCGCCGCACGTGCGACCGCGTACCTCTCAAGCAATTTCGACTACCTCCCCCAACAATTCGACCCGCGCGCGATGCAGCTGGTGGAAGCACGCCGCGAGCTCGCCGTGGAAATCGCCCGCATGACCGGCCTGCCGGCGTGGTCGCTATCCGCGGCGGTGGAGGGCTCATCGCTCACGTACCAGAACCTCGAGCAAAACTCGCGTGATCTGCTCGCCGCGCTCGCACCGTGGGCGGCGACGATCACCGATCGGCTCGGTATGGGCGACGTGACACCTCGAGGGCGCACCGTGTCGTTTGACTCGCACGCGTTGCTCGCACCCCTCGAGGCGGACCGCTACAACATCTACGCCACCGCGCTCGGCGCCGACATTCTGAGCGTGGCCGAGGTGCGCACCGCCGAGGGTTTGCCACCGATCCCGGTGGAACCCTCACCGAGCGGCACGAGCTCGAGCTCGAGTAACGCCGGTTCTCCGGGCGCCGGCGCCTCGAGCTCGAGCCCGGCGAACACCGCACCGTGAACGAGCTCGCGCTCACGTTCGCGGCGCCACCGATCGCCGCCGCACCCGGCCGGCGCCTCGCCGGCCTCGCCGCGCCCTACAACGTGGAGGGCACCGCACGTGACGGCACCCGGTGGCGGATCGAACCCGGTGCGCTCGAGTGGCCTACCGACGTGCCGGTGTTCACCGACCACGACTCGGCCCGCATCGTCGGCCGGGTGAGCGCGACCGCGCCCACCGAGCTCGGCGACCACGCCACCGCGACGATCGTGCGCACCACCGCCGGCGACGAGGCGCTCGAGCTCGCCGCCGAGGGCTTACGGGCCGGGTGGTCGGTCGGTATGGACGTGATCGACGCCGAGCTCGGCGCCGATGGCGTGCACACCCTGCGCGCCGGCATCGTCCGCGAGCTCTCTATCGTCCGCGCGTCCGGATTTCCGGGTGCGACCATTACCGATATCGCCGCATCGGCACCGCAAGGGGAACCCACCATGACGACACCGACCGAACCGACCCCGACCCCCGAGCCCGCGCCCGAACCGCCGCCCGAAACGGCGGCGCCGACGACCCTCGCCGGCTCTGCGCCGCCGTCGGTGCCGGTGGTGGTCGGCCCGCCACCGGCACCGGTCGGGTTCTCGGCCCCGCCGGTGTACGTGACCGCCGAACCGCTCGATTACCTGCGCCCCGACGCCGCGCATTCGTTCGTGCGTGACGCGTTCGCGGCGCGCGACCGCGACGACGGCGCGCTCGCACGGCTCCGCCGGTTCGGTCGGATGGTGAACGAGCTCCGCGTGTTCGGCGGTGGCGCCGGCCCGCCGGCGTCCGCGTTGTTCGCACCGGTGGACCGGCCCGGCACCCCGCAGCTGTTCCCGGCGACCGGGTACCGCGGCGATCTGTACGTGGACGTTCCCGACGTGCCGCGCCCGCTCGACGCGGCAATGTCGCACGCGACGATCAACGACGCGACCCCGTTCCTCGTGCCGCGGTTCGTGAGCTCAACCGGCCTCGTGGTCAACAACGCCGAGGGCACGAACCCGGCGCAAGGCACGATCGTCTTTGACACCATCACGATCACCCCGAAAGCCAAGTCGGGTGTGTTCGACGCGACGCGTGAGCTCGTGGACTCATCGGCGGCCGGCGTGGCGATTGACACGATCGTGACGAACGCGATGCGCCAGTCGTACGCGAAGGCAACCGAGATCGACGCCGCGGTCGCGTTGCAACTCGCCGGCGCCGGCGTGGACACCGCGGTCGGTACCGGGAACGCCGCGCTGCTCGAGGCGGCGATACGCACGCGCCTCGCCGCGTTCCCGACGCGTGCACTCCCGGTCGCGAATTCGGTACTGCCAAGCGGTGCGCTCTATCTGCTCATGGTCGGCGCGAACCGCGCCGACGGCTCGCCGCTACTGCCGTACCTGGCTTACGGCTCGGTGAACATCGCCGGCGGCACCGCTTCCACCGGTGGCGCCACCGCCGTCATTGCCGGTGTCCCGACCGAACCCGGCTATTCGCTGCAGCCGAACACCGCCGTTTTGGTGCTGCGCGAGTCGGCGTACGCGTTCGAGTCCGCGACGCAACAGTGGCGGTGGGAGGAAGTGCTCGGACCAGCCGCGATTCGGTTCGCGTTGTTCGGCTATTACGCCGCGGCGATTCTGCGCAAGGACGGCGTAGACCGCCTCACCGGCACCATCACCATGG